CCATTTGTTGTAGTAAGATTTGATGAGCCGGATACAATTATTAATTCACCTTTTTGGAACGATGCCGTTGCTGCTGAAAGGGATTCTAAACTACCACGTCTGTGTCTAATGATTTGTGCCATATTTTTGGATTGGTTATTCTATTTTGTTATTCTACTGCGTTATTATATAGTATTCCGATATAAATATTAATTTTTTAAGTAACCATTAAGTAAAATACATTATATTTTATATATTTTATTTTTTAATGTTAAAACTCCCCTGCATCTAAGTTTGAAGATGTAACAAATAACTCTGCATCAGTTGCAAATGTGGTATCTACTGTTGATGCCATTGTAGAACCTGATGTGAAGTTTGCGTTAAATATATCAATGACTTGTTGAGAACTACTTATAATACCACTTGGAAGATTTGATACAACACTTCCTATTTGTATTTGTGTCCAACCATTCACATTTCCTACATTTGTAGTATCAGTTAATACAAATAATGTAGAATCATCTTGTTGAAATACAACTAATCCCTTATAAATATTAGCAGCTGATAAAGCATAACGAGCTGCCTGATTTGCTAAACTAAATCTAGCATCAACCGGGTCACTATTCGTTATGTTAAAACCACTAGGTAATATAATTGCCATTTCTTATTGTTCTATTTTATGTTAATACATATGTTATGCTACTTCCTGCACCACCTGCTTGCAAAGTACCTATCCTATAAACTTTATAACTACCAACCGTCGTTAATGTAAACGAACCAAATACACCAAACCCACCTGTTGTGATATTTGTTAAGTTTGATAGTGAACTATTAAATACTATATAATGGTATTTATCACCAGTCCAACTTATTGTTACACTTTGTCCACTTGCCGTTGTTGTACCTTTTGCAATCGTTCCTATCGTTCCACCCAATGTAGTATCCCATGCACCAATATTTTCTAATTCTCCTGCAGTAAATGATGTTGCCGTACTTGCACCATATCTTAAACTTCTAATTTTTGTATATGTAGTAGTTGCGGTTGATGTTGTTGTAGTATCAGGAATATTCTCACCTGTTGGAGATGCGTAGTTTGCAGTTGCAGTTAAACTAATTGAAGTAGAACCCGTTGCCGAACCTGTTACATAATAAGGTGATGCCACATTTGTTGTCACACTTGTCAAATTCCAATTATTAGATGGATTTGCTGATGATGATGTAAATGAAATACTACCAGTTGCACCTTGTTCAATTTGATTTGAAGTAGTTCCTAATTGAATTGTTGTAGTTGGTGTCAATGTAGGTGCTGCAGGATTTGTTTTAGATACTGTTCCTGTTGTAGTAGTTGATGTTTTATATAAACTACCATCTAATGGAGAACTTGCCGTATATTCTAATCTATATGTGTGAGAACCCGATGTTGTCGTACTATATGTTAAAGATGTTCCACTACCAACTTGTGTTAATAGAGTTGCACCTTCGTATAAAGATGCACTTACTAATGTATATCCTTGATTACTCCAAGTTCCATTAACTGAATATACATCTGTTACATTATTAAATCTGTCAGTTGCAAATCCACTTGTAGATGCTGCCACCGATGTTGGTTGTGTTGGTGTTCCAAAAATAAATTTAAGAACTCCATCTACGAATGTTACTGCGGTATTACTATCGAAATCTGCAACTTCTATACCAGTAAGATTTTGAACACTATTAGTTACATAGTTAATGAAACCACTACTTGCACTCAAAGTTGCCAATGATGCCGATACTGATGAACTTAAACTTGTAATTGATGCCGCACTTCCACTTAAAGTTTCTGCAATTGAAGAACTTATAGAAGAAGATATTAAAGCTTGAGATGAAGATACTGATGCACTAACAATTGCAACTTCTATATCGGTTGCTATAACTGATAAAGAACTACTTAATGATGCACTTACAATATCAATAATAGATTGGGAAATAGAAGAACTTAAAGTATTTAAAGTTGCATTACTCGCGCTAAATGATGTTGCTACCGAAGAACTAAAATCGCCAGTCACACTTGCTAAAGTTGCATTACTTGCTGAAAATGATGTTGCAACCGATGAACTAAAATTACTAATGTTACCTGTTAAGTTGATTGGAGTATTACCATCGTTTCCTAACAAATATAAAGTTCCACTACCACTATCGTAATAAGGAACTCCATTTACTAAACCACCATAAGTCGATGCAGGAAATACATTTGGTGCCGAACTACCTATTATAAATCTATTGGTAGCTTGAACTGAACCACTTTCAGTTGCTGCGAATATAATAGATGAACCATTTGATGAAGTAATATTAGATGAACCGGTTACAATTAAGATTTCTCCTTTTTGTAGAGAACCCGTAATTATCGATAATCTTTCTAATCTACCTCTTTTATGCTGTATTAATTGAGCCATCTATATTATTCTTAATTTACTTTATTATCTATAAGTATAACTTTTAATTATTTAAAACTCTCCTTGGTCAATAATGTTTGAAGAAGTAAGATATACTTCCAAATCGGTTGCAAATGTATCTCCTAATGATGATGTGTATGAATGGAAAGATGCAGTTGTTGTATAAGATGTAGTTATGGCTCTTAAACTCGCACTTACTGATTGACTTAATGCGGTAACAGATAATGAACTTCCACTTAATGTTGCAGCAATTGAAGAACTTATAGAAGAAGATATTAAAACTTGTGATGCCGATAAAGAAGAACTTATTACTGCTACTTCTATATCCGTTGCTATATCACTATATCCAATTGTTCCACTAATGTATATTTGAGATGAACCAGATACAACCCCAGCTGGTAAAGTTGCTCCTACATTATTTGTTATAATATTTATAATAGATTGTGATAAAGATGATTCCAATGATTGAGATACAATCGTATTTACCGATGCACTAAAATCTGTACCAACCGATGCTGCGGTACTCAATGCAGAACCACTCTCTATTTGTTTTAATCTTATTAAGTTTGCCATATCCTATAAATATCGTTAAGATAGTTTTATATATCCGTAATTAATTGTTTGAGTTGTTCCACTATTATTTGTTATACCAAACTTAAATACATTTGAAGTATTTGGTGCGTATGATGATGGGGAAGATATGAGAGTATTAGTTGTACCTATAATTTGGTCAGGCATTGCAGTTAAAACTAATGCATTACCTGCTGTGTAATACCAACCATATTGAGAACCAACTACCGGAACATTGGTATTTGATGTTGTTACAGTTGCGTTCCAAGTTATAATACCATTTGGAATATTACCATTTACCCACATTGTATATGAAGCACCGGCTTCTACTGTAAAACTTTGTGTAGATGCTCCTGCTGGTGCCGACCAAGCTCCCGTTGTTTTTGATGGGAATGCCGTTGTTAATTGAGTTGAACCACTTATTAAACCCGATGGTAATTGTGCAGAACCACTTATTACACCATCTCCACCCGTATTCAAATATCTTGTATCAAACGAACTTGTTAATTGTGATGAACCACTAATAGTTCCGGCCGGTATTGCTGCTGACGAACTTATAAATCCAAATGCAGTTATTTGTGCTGAACCACTAAGGATTCCCGTTCCTTTATTTTCAAATTTATCGGAATATGTTATTTCTTTTGTTGTTGCGTTATATTGTAATGCACCATCAGTACCACTTGCATTTCGTATAGGTGAAACATAAAAACTACCAGTCTGTGTTAAACCAAATGCAGCATCACCACCATTAGCATCTATAATAATTGTATTATTTGGTTGGTAGAATTCTCCAGCCTTATATCCAATTGCAATTGAGCCGCTACCTTGTTGATATGCTCCCGCTCTATCCCCAACTGCAACTGCATTAGGGCTTTGATTTTGGATACCTGCACTTCCTCCAATAGAAACTGAAGATTGCCCTTGTTGTATTTTTCCAGCACCATTACCCAATGCTACTGAATATATGCCTTGTGATTGTTCTCCTGCTTCAATTCCTATCGCTATGGCATTTTGGCCTTGTGAACTTGTTGCTGCATTTGCTCCAATTGCTATACCACCATATCCTTGAGTTGAACTTCCCGCTCTAAATCCTAAACTTATTTGGGTTTCGTTTGTTTTTAATGAACCACTTATAATTTGGTTACCATTAAAAGTATTTGAACCAGTTGTTGCATAACTTCCACTTACAAATCCTAATGATGTAATTTGTGCAGAACTTGATATAGTTCCTGCGGGTGTTGTTGATGCACTAATAAAACCAAATGAAGTTATTTGTGCAGAACTACTTATTGTTCCCGCTGCAACACTACCACTTAAAGTGTATCTTATATCAAATGAACTTGTCAATTGTGATGAACCACTAATCGTACCATTTATAGCTGATGCTGTATAAGAATTGAAAGATGATGTAGATAATTTACTATTTAATGAACTACTTAATGCATTAGTTACTAAGTCCGTTGCAAATGCACCATCCAATGAAGATGTTAGATTATTTATAGAAATTTTATATGTTGTGCTACCTGAAATACCAAGTACAAATGTTGTATCTAAGGATGCAACACTTAATGCGGGTAATTCGGATATTTTTTTTCTTGAGTTTGCCATTTACTATATTATTATGTCTAAACCACTTTCGGTTATTATTATTGAGTCATCTTCGGTTGCAACTGGTACATCTACCAATTTTCCCATAACATAAATATCATTTATAGTCACATTATCGTAATCTATGTATTGTTCATTTAAAGTTATTACTACATTATTTCCAACTTCTTTAATTGTATAGTTTCCTGGAATATGTAAACCAAATACTAATACTTCAAAATTATTAGGTGATGCTCCTTCCGTTCCATAATCTAATGTAACATTATATATTGTTAATGTATTTGCATTGTTGTCAAATGTATCAACATTTCTTTGTACATATCTTGCACTATGTTCTAATATCTCTTGATAAAACTCTGATATAATTGTTTTGTTATTTACAACTTTTATTGGATTTGGATTAGAACGGGTATATGATTGATATGAAGCTGATGATGGTAGTTCTATATTTAACAAACTTCCTGTCAAATCAGTAGACACTAAATTATTAGGATTTATTTTTGGTATAATCCTATTCAGTTTTCTACTATTTGAATTAAATTGTTTAAGCATATTGTTCTATATCTCCTTTTACTTCAATATAATCATCATCATCCAAATTAAATTCAAAATTAGATTTTATAAATTTAATCAGTAAACCACTCCCACCTTCTTCAACTATATAATCTCTTGCACTTATACTTTGTGTGTTAATATAAACTTGTAATCTATCTTGTGTAGTTCTGTATTCAATTTCTCTTAATATATCTACAAATCTCCAACCCGTAGCTTCAAAAATAAAATGAGTTGCGTTTGTTAAATCTTTTGGAGTTAAAACGGCTTTACCTGGGTTTCTACTGATTTTTTGTGTTATATCTAAAAGGCTTCTTTTCATTATACATTTATGAATTTACCAGTTATAATAATTTCATCAGTTGAAGTTACATTAAATCCTAAATTAGCAGAAATAAAATTAATTGTTAAAGTATTTGAAGTACCTGTACACGTAAAATGTGTAGTTTGATAATATCTAACACCATTTATATAAACTTTAATATCATATGTTAAGCTATTTACTGTTAATCCAGCCGATATTACTGATTGTAATTGAGTAGGTGCTTCTATTAATTTAATACCTGTAAATGTTATAGTATTATTTGAAACAGGATTTTGTGCTTTACTATTATTTATTGAAAGAAAATCAATTAAATCTTTGTTATCATAATATGGCGATGGTGTTGTTAATAATCCTTCTAATCTACCATTTGCAGTTACATCTACTTCAGTTGATATGACAACTTTTTTAATTGACATTGATTTTTTAGTTGTCAATTCTCCATCAAACTTTTCAGGAAGTAAATATGCTTTTACATTCAATGTAAATTCAACTCTATTAATTCTTTGAGTTCCTTCACCAACTTCATTTATAACATTATAATCAGATACTTGTGTTCTGAATTTAAATTTATCTTTATCTCCCCAATATGTTGATGCAAAGTTTAATTGTTCAATTACTGAATTAAGTTGTTCTGTATAATCAGTCCAAGCCATGCATTCATAGTTAACCTCAACATATTCAGGCATTACTATATTGAACAATTCATATTTTGGTTGAGTATTGCCACCTAATGCAGTAAATCTATCGTATCTATTATTTTTTGAATATTTTGTTATAGTTGGATATGAAACGTGTCTATTTAACATTGGCATCGTTTCATCTTTTGCAATAGATGTTCTTCGTATCATCATAAGTGGTAATTGTATTTTACCCTTATTATCTCTATAAACGCCTTGTCTCCTTGCTCCTACCCATCTTTCGGAATTGCCATATATAACAGGAATACTTACCGATTTACCATTATAATCTAATTTTGGTAAAGCAGTATCTTCCAAATAGGTCATCATAGCATAGTCTATATCAAAAAGACCTACACTTTTCTTAACATCCCCTTTTTCAGATTTTATTTCGTTTGCCCTATTTAAATCGGGTCTTAGTGGATTTGTAGACATATTAATTAATTCTTTCTTCTATGTTTAATACTGATTTATTTACCAAAAATGTAGAACATACTATACTAAAGCTATTATATGGTTGTCCTCCAACAAATTGTAGTTCATCTGTATTATCTATTTCATAATAACCACTATCAAAGAAAATTACATCACCAATTTCTGGATACGAGTTCTTTTCTTCACACATAAATCTATCTATTTTAAATTCTATATTTTGCATCTGATTTGGTCCAAATCCTTCATATGTAGAAGATTCACTTTCTTTGTTAATTAATGCATATAATTCAACACCTGGATGCCAAGTTTTATTAATAGATTCTCCATACAAATTTACTTTCGTTTCATTTAAGTTTATTTTAAATAAAACAATAGCATTTTGTATTACATCATCTACTATTTCTCTAGCTAATCCTTTAAAAAAAGCTACATCTCTCTCTGAAATAAATTTTGGCATATTATCCTACATATATTTTTAAAGGAACTTTTCTCAACATATCTTGCTGATGATTGGCTTCATCGTTTTTATTTGTCATCACATTTTTTCTACTTAATTCTTCTAAGTTTTCTCTTAATTGTGTTATCAACATATCTTTTTCGACTTGAGCCTCTGCTCTCAATGCTGCTCCATCTAAACTGATATCTGCATCTGGAATCGGAATAGATGAATATTTCTCTCTAATTGCACCTAATAATTCTTTAGATAATGCTAATGTATATTTTCTAACCCATTGTTTACCAACATCATTTATATTACTATATTGGATAAAATCATATGGAATATCAGAATAATCAGAAAGTGAATTGGCTTGAATAGTTTGAGAATCTTGTTCAAATGAATCTCTACTCATATAATCAAAATACAATCTAGTTGTACCAAATCCCTCTTTAGGTAAAGGAAATACTTCTATTACATTATTAACAATATTAAAACTATGATGTGATTTTCTAATATGGTCATTTAATTCAATCGCCTGAACTCTTAATGCATCTTCATACAATGGCATTAATAAGAATTGTGCAGAGGGTGAAAATTCTGCAAATCCCATTTCATCCATTAAATTTAATGTACCTTGTCCACCTACTGAATATGGGTCAAAAAATCTTTGAATTGCCGGAGTTGCCTCGTGATAAACCCTAGTTACATCTATTGTAGATGAACCACTAAATATAGTTGTAAATGAGCCAGATGTGTTTACATCTACAGATGCACTCATTAAATTATATTTTTGCTGACCTGGAATTAAATCAATATATGCTTTCTTAATAGCAATATTACCACCAACTTCTGCCAATGTACCATATTGTTGGGACATACGAACTATGGTTGGAAGAAATGAACCATCAACTAATGTTTGCGAATAATTACTCCTACCTCCAGCTGATTGCTTTTTCTGTCCTCTTAAAATATCTAAGTTGTTTCTAAGATTGAATTGATTTACTTGTGCTGAATATTCTGAAACAGATTCTTCGAAACAAGCATAAAATTGTGTATCAATTAATTCTACATCAACTACGGGATATCCTAATCGTGTTGCACACCACCCAGCCGTCTTTGGTCCATCGTTTTTAAAGTCGGTATCACTATCGTAAATACCAAATGGTGTTGAGCCCGATATAGCAGAACCACTGCCGGTCCATTTTAAATTTTGAGACATATTAATCCAATTATATTTACATATAAATATAGAAATAAAAAAAGAGTGGATATTTCTAACCACTCTTTCTTAGTTTACTTTATTTTATTTAAATTTTTGACAAAAAAAGAGGAGATATTTCTATCCCCTCTTTCCGATTATCCTAATCCGTTAAGATTA